AGGATACTAATATGACTGACTTATATGAACAAGACCCACTTATGGTTGAAGAAACGATTGAAGACTGGGTTATAACCAAGTGTGAAGACTGGAGGGACTACTACGAAAGTAATTATGAGGCAAGATTTGAAGAATATTATAGACTATGGCGCGGTATATGGGACCCTGCTGACAGTGAGCGCAGGTCTGAGCGTTCCCGTATTATTTCTCCTGCACTTCAACAGGCAGTTGAGTCTAATGTAGCAGAACTAGAGGAAGCTACGTTTGGACGCGGCAAGTGGTTTGACGTTAGTGATAACTTAGGTGATACGCAAAAGCAGGACGTGTTGTTCTTGCGTAACAAACTAACGGAAGACTTTGAAGACTGTATGGTACGCAAGGCCGTAGCAGAATGTCTTATTAACGCTGCAGTCTTTGGTACAGGCATTGGCGAAATTGTCATAGAAGAAATGAAAGAAATGGCTCCTGCTACTCAGCCCATTATGGACGGAGATTTGCAAGCAGTAGGAGTAAACGTTACAGACCGTGTCAAGGTTAAACTAAAGCCTGTACTACCTCAAAACTTTTTGATTGACCCTGTAGCTACCTCTGTAGAAGACGCTCTAGGCGTTGCTATTGACGAGTTTGTAAGCCGACACCAAGTAGAACAACTACAGGAACAAGGCGTGTACCGCGACGTATACGTAGGTATGGCTGCTCCTGATACGGACCTAGAGCCTGACCAAGACATTACAATTTACAATGACGACAAGGTAAGACTTACGAAGTACTATGGTCTAGTGCCGCGAGAGCTTCTAGAATCGGCTCTAAGAGAAGAAGACGAAGAAGCAGTACCTGAGGAAGGGCCAAAAGAAAAGTACGTAGAAGCCGTTGTAGTCATTGCTAACGGGGGCATACTTCTTAAAGCTGAAGCAAACCCATACATGATGGAAGATCGTCCTGTTGTTGCATTTCCTTGGGATGTAGTACCCGGACGTTTCTGGGGTCGTGGAGTCTGCGAGAAAGGGTATAACTCTCAGAAAGCTTTGGACACAGAGTTGCGAGCTAGAATTGACGCCCTAAGCCTAACTATTCATCCAATGATGGCTATTGACGCAACTAGGTTACCTAGAGGCGCAAAACCAGAGGTACGCCCCGGTAAAATGATCCTAACCAACGGAGATCCTCGTGAAGTTCTACAGCCGTTCAACTTTGGTCAAGTTAGTCAAATTACTTTTGCTCAGGCAGGAGCACTGCAGCAAATGGTACAACAAGCAACGGGAGCAGTGGACTCAGCAGGAATTGCGGGTCAGGTTAATGGCGAGAGTACTGCCGCTGGTATTAGTATGTCTCTTGGCGCTATTATTAAACGCCACAAGCGCACACTAATTAACTTCCAACAGTCATTCTTGTTACCGTTTGTTAAAAAAGCTGCACATCGGTACATGCAGTTTGACCCTGAGTCGTACCCTGTAGCTGACTACAAATTTAACGCAAGCAGCACACTGGGAATCATTGCTCGTGAGTACGAAGTTACTCAGCTGGTACAGTTGTTGCAGACTATGGATCGACAATCACCGTTGTACAACACCTTGATTCAAAGCATCATTGACAACATGAACCTGTCTAACCGTGAAGAACTGTTGGCAGCTATGCAGCAAGCTATGCAGCCTAATCCTCAAGCACAACAAATGGCTCAGGCAGCCCAACAAGCACAGTTGCAGTTCCAGCAGTCACAAACAGCAGCGTTGTCTGCTCAGGCTCAGGAATCACAAGCTAGGGCTGCTAAGTTGGCTGCAGAAGCTCAGGCAGTGCCTCAAGAGCTTGAGATTGACAAGATCAACGCTATCACTAGAAACCTGAAAGAAGGTGACGCTGAAGACAAAGAGTTTGAGCGACGTATGAAAGTAGCTGATTCTCTCCTCAAAGAAAAAGCAATACAAGGAAAAACTAATGTTAACGGACCACGAACTACGCCTGCTGCTGCAGAGAGTCAACCAAGAATTCAACAACCAATGGGAGCGCCTAGACCGTTTGGAACGCAAGGTGGAGGAACTCAGTAATGCCCAAGTCCAAGGACCCAAAACTAGCACGAGCGGGCGTAAGCGGGTACAACAAGCCAAAGCGGACGCCTAATCACCCTACTAAAAAATTTGTAGTAGTAGCCAAAGAAGGTGACAAGACAAAGACTATACGCTTTGGTGACGCCAAGATGACTATTAAGAAAGACCAACCTGCACGTCGTAAGTCGTTCAGGGCACGTCACAAGTGTGACACAAACCCACCCAGCAAACTCACAGCGAGGTACTGGTCTTGTAAGAAGTGGTAAAACAGCCGTGAGGCTAAAGCACGTCGTGATGACGTTAGGAGAACACAATGCGAAAATTATTAGTAGCAGTAATGCTGCTGTCGTTACAGGCATCAGCAGACACTAAGATTCTCATAGAAAAAGCAGATCAGCAGTACGTAGTTATTCCAAGCTGCAACGTATCTGAAGACGTAACTCAAGTAGCAGTACAACGACTTCGAGTAGGCGCACCAGTATACATAAGACACAAAGGACGACAAGTCCGGTGTACGATAGAAGACTTTTACAAACTAAGGAGTTGATGATGAAAGTCAACGCACCCAAAGGTTACCACTGGATGAAAAGTGGGAATAGCTACAAGCTAATGAAAGACCCTTCAGGCGGTTACAAGCCACACAAGGGTGCATCCAAAGCTGCAAACTTTGAAGTACAAAAAGTCCACAAAAAGTAAGGAGGCTACCATGCCACATTGTACAGGTAAGCGTAAGAAGAAAAAAGGTAAGAGCAAGCCAAAGGGGTACTAAAATGCCAGCCAAGAAAAAGAAGGCAAACGACGCTTGTGCGCGTAAGGTCAAAGCTAGGTACAAAGTCTGGCCTTCTGCGTACGCTTCTGGTGCTGTAGCTAAGTGTCGCAAAGTCGGCGCTAAGAACTGGGGTAATAAGAGTGGCCGTAAGAAAAAGTAAGAAGGGTGCAGCCCTTAAGAAGTGGTTTAAAGAAGAATGGGTAGACGTTAAGACAGGTAAACCCTGCGGACGTAAGTCTGCAAAAAAAGGTGAGTCCAAGCGTCCGTACCCCTCTTGTCGTCCTAAGGCTGTTGCAGCTAAGATGACCAAAGCTGAAAAAGCTTCTTCTGCACGACGCAAGACAGGCCCCAAAGCAATAAAACATGCAGTCACAGCTTCGGGTAGGCGTAGAAAGTCCACAAGAAAAGCTTGACATTTGTATAAAAGTATGCTATAATAAAACTATAGTTAACAACATTAGAGGAAACTATGACACCTGAGCTTGAAACCTACTTCGACAACTACAACAAACTCTTCAATCACGAAGGTTTCAAACAACTCTTGCAAGAGATTTCCACAAACGCTACTCAATTAGCAGACATACAGACTGTAAAAGACGTAGAAGATTTATTCTTTCGTAAAGGTCAAGTAGCTGCTTTTGCAACAGTTATTAATCTACAGGCCACTATTGAAGCTGCTAGAGAGCAAGCTGAAGTAGAAGAAGAAGGTCCTGTTGATGTTTAAAATTTATGACTTCCGTTGTACTAACGGACATGTCTTTGAAGAAATGGTAGAGTCAGGTATCACAACCAGTAGGTGCGGTTGTGGTGCCAATGCTACTAAATTGGTATCTGCCCCGTCTTTTGTACTTGAAGGCCACTCTGGGGACTTCCCCGGACGCCACATGAAATGGGTACGAGAACACGAACAAGCAGGTAAAAAGAAGTCTCCACAATGATTATAATCACGGAGTTTAATTATGTCACGAGCGCAAATGCTTGATCCACAACCTGAAGAGGAAAACGTGGACGCTATTGAAAACGAAGCAGACGAGATTCAACAAGAAGAAGTTGAGCAACCTCAAGAAGAATCAAGTTTACCAGAGAAGTACCAAGGTAAATCTTTAGAGGACGTAGTACAGATGCACCAAGAAGCTGAAAAGCTTTTGGGTCGTCAGTCTTCTGAAGTAGGTGAGCTTCGTAAAGTCGTTGATGACTATATTAGTCAGAGTATAACGACAACAGCACCTCAACAATACGTTGAGCCTGAAGACGATATAGACTACTTTACAGATCCTCAAGCAGCAGTTAATCGTGCTATTGAGAATCATCCTAAGATTAGAGAAGCAGAGCAGTACACGGCTGAGTACAAAAAACAGTCGTCACTAGCTGCGCTTCAGTCTAGGCACCCAGACATGCAAGACATCTTGAGTGATAATAGCTTTGCTGAGTGGATTAAGGCATCTAAAATTAGGACTCAGTTGTTTGTACAAGCTGACCAACAATATGATGCAGACGCTGCTGACGAACTGTTTACTCTCTGGAAAGACCGTAAAACAGTTGCACAGCAGACAGCCAATGTTGAAAAACAGGCACGTAAGCAGTCATTAAAGGCAGCTAACACAGGCAATGCACGAGGCAGTGCAGAGGGATCACGTAAGAAGGTATATCGCAGGGCCGACATTATTAAACTAATGAGAACAGATCCTGACCGTTACCAAGCTTTGTCTGATGAAATCATGGCAGCTTATGCGGAGGGTCGAGTCAAATAATCTAGGAGATTGACATGGCTACTGCAACTTATCCCGGCGCAGCGGGCTTTACTGCGAAGACAGAGGCAGATAAGTTTATTCCAGAAATCTGGAGTGACGAGATCATTGCTGCCTACCAAAAGAACCTGAAGATGGCTCCTCTTGTCAAGAAGCTTGCTATGACTGGCAAGAAAGGCGACAAGCTACACGTGCCTAAGCCTGTTCGTGGTGATGCAAATGCTAAGGTTGCTGACACAGCGGTAACTATCATTGCAAACACTGAAGGTGAACTGACTGTTGATATCGACCGTCACTTCGAGTACTCACGTCTTATCGAAGACATCGTAGAAGTACAGGCGCTTTCTAGCCTCCGTCAGTTCTACACTGAAGACGCTGGTTACGCTCTTGCTGTACAAATCGA